CCGAGAATTACAGTAGTGGTACTACCAGCTACAGTATACATTACATAAGGTGTTCCAGCCGAAGCTGGTTCAGCAGCAAAAGTTACAGTTTTAAATGTATTAGCCATATTCTCCTTCCTATCCGAGTGCTATTGCCATACTAACACTATTGTCAGTTGCTGCTATAGTCAAAGTTTCATTACTACCATTATTGTTTTCTGTAAATGTCACATTATCTCCAGCGACTAATTTACCATTTAAATAACCAGCAGTAGTATCGTTAGAACTAACTAAAGTTTTAACATCAGTATCAGTAGTTATGGCTGCCCATGAACTACCATTATAATAATTTAAAGAATTAGCAGAAGTATTATAGTAAAGATCACCTTCATCTAAAGAACTAGATGGAGCTGAACTTGCTACTCTATATCTATCAGCAAAACTATTTACTCCAGCAATATTATCGGCAACTGTACTTAAATCAGATACAATATCACTTGTCGCTAAAGTATTAAGGTCTGATACAATATCAGAGGTTGCCAAAGTATTGAGGTCGGAAACTATATCACTTGTTGCTAGTAAATTAATGTCAGTAACAATATCGCTAGTGGCAAGAGTATTAAGGTCGGAAACAATGTCCGAAGTAGCTAAAAGGTTAATATCAGAAACTATGTCAGAAGTTGCTAAAGTATTTAAATCTGAAACTATATCGCTTGTAGCAAGAGTATTAAGATCGCTTACAATATCACTTGTTGCAAGAGTATTCATATCAGATATTACATCAGAATCTGCAAGGAGAGCCATATCAGCAACAACATCAGCAGTACCTAATAAACCCATATCGGTTACAACAGCACTTGTGCCTAGTAATCCCATAGCAGTAACATTAGCCGAAGTACCTAAATGCCCCATAGCAGTTACATTGGCAGAAGTTGCCAATAAATCCATATCGGTTACGATTGCCGAAGTACCCAGTATTGCTAAATCTGCAACAGCATCAGAAGTACCTAATCTTCCAATCTCAGTAGCTTTTCCAGCAACAGCTCCTATGTCTGCAGCATCTCCAGCTACAGCAGTTACATTTGCGGCTATTCCAGCCACAGTCGTTACATTGGAAGCTATACCACTAACTGTCGTTATATCACTAGCAATTCCAGCTACAGTTGATACATCAGTAATTGATTGACTAAACTCTAAAGCATTACCAGAAGAATTAACGGATAATATTTTATTCGCTACTAATTCAGGGAATGTTAAACCGTAAGCAGTTGATGTACTTGATTTAGCTTGGATAGTATAATTAAAATCTCTTTCATTTTGTTGCATCATAGCAACAATTTTATCTAATTCTGTATTAAGTGTTTCTACTGAAAACTGTCCTGAAGCTGGAAAGTCAGAACTTCTTGCAATAGGTAAATCTCTATAAATTGTATATTTATGACCAGCAGTTGCTCCACCACCTAAAGTAATTGAACCACCACCAGTTTCACCAGCGCCTGAAACTGAATATTGTGTAGCACTAGAAGGACTAGCTGCATAAGTTAAAGTTGTATCAGTAGTACTTACTGTTCTAATAACTTTAATATCAGTAGCATTAAAAAATTCAAACGGAACTGTAAATGCCGTTTGAGAGCCACTAGCAGTATATTGTACTCTAGGACTTGTATCTGATATTGTAATACTTGCCATTTAAAACCTTAATCCTTTTTCAACTTTATCGAAAATCCAGTCTAAATAAAATACATTTTGAAAAGGTATAAGTCTACGCACATTCCTTGCAGTATGATGATTATATTTACCAGTACCCGTATCCCACATAATATCAGCAATATTAGATATTTGAGAAGCAGATGGTCCAAGTATACCAGCTTTATATTTCCATGAAGTACCATAAGGTTTTTTATCACCTAAAGCTGGTCTTAATCCAAATCTGTTATCTGTTGCAGATTCAATAGCTCTATTAATATCTGTAAATATACCTAATGCTGCAGAACGATCTAAAGCATCTAGTATTTGTGATGTTCTTGATTTTTTAGTATAATCTTTTCCAAAAGAACGAGTACGAATCATATCTACCATTCCTCCAAGAGCAACTAAAAACATAACACCAACAAAAAAGTTAGCATCTTTTTCTTGTAATCCACGAATTAAAACAGCTTGTGTAGCAGCTACACCAAACTTTTTAAATTGAGATAGCATACTGCCAAAACGCCAATTCATCCATAATGGAACATCACCTTTTCTTGGAGTAACAATTCCAATATTAGATTCATGTTTCATAGCTGCTTCAAAATGTTCTCTTGCAACTGCATCATCCCATTTTTCAAAATTAGCCATTCTAAAATTACCTTTTTTAAATCCATATTTTTCTACTTGAGCAACAATTCTTTCTGCCATTGGTTGATCTATAAAAGCATTAGCTAATCGCATAGAGATTGTTGTATCTGTTTTTAAAACAGTAGATTTTTTTCCTGTTTGTTTAACAATATGAAACATATCTTCTATTAAAGAAGAACCATTATACATATACATTAATTGCTTAACTCCAGTATTCCAAATATTCATTGCATTAATGTAAGTAAAATAAAAATTAGTTAAACTATTTGTTCCTTTTTCAAACTTAGAATACATTCCATAAGGAGTATCAATATCATTAATAATAGCAGCTCTTGAACCATTAAACATATCAACTGCTTCGTTAAGTATATTTAATTCATTTTTTTGCATTTTTATAATATCTTTCCACATACCATTCATCATTATTGTCCAAGTATCACCTAATACTTTATCAACACCATTAGCCATAACTAATCTTCCAACATCAGGAACTGCTGCTAACCATCCAGTAAGCATTGTTAAAGCATTATATTGTTTTCCATGACGAACTGCTTTACTTGTAAAACTATGAGGATTTTCTGGTAATCCATATAATCCTTTAATTAAATCTCTACTAGCTTGTAAATCTTCTATGACTTGATTTTTTTCTTTTATTAATTTTATTCTTTGTTTATCTGTTTTAACTTTGCTAATTTTTTCATCATATAATTTTATAATTTGATTAATTCCGGGTCTAAATCCAGCTTGACCTCCCCATGCCATAGGATCACCAAAAATTTTAGCTATTTCTATATCAGGTACTGTTGAATTAAAATATCCTCTACTTAATCTAAATATATCATCTTCAATAAATCCTTCATCCATTACTCTTTCATAATTAATATTCAGTTCTCTAGATTTAAAATTTCTACTTATTTTGCCGAAATCTTTTTCATAAATATATTTTCTTTTAGCTTTTTGAGCTGTTGGACTATCAAATAAATTTTTTATATACCTATCTATACCTTTAGAATTTTGAAAATAAAATTGCTCTATAACTTTTTGTTTAGTTTCTTTTCCAGTATTAATTCCAGCTTTACGCATTTCTTTAAATAAATTCTCAAAAAATTTTTCATTATTAATTTTTTGTTTAGTTTTAAGAGCTTTATCTAATTTATTTGCTTTAAATTCATCTAACATATTTTGTAATAAAACCATTTCAGGATCAGTTGCTCCAACAACATCAGGATATTTATGATGATTTGTTGGATTCATTAAATCATCAATTATTCTATCTAATTCATCAGGACCAATATTTCTATTTTTAGCAAGTATTTCTTCTTTCATTATTTTTCTAAATAAATCAGGATTCTTTTGAATTGCGTCATAATTATACATTATATTAATATAATTTTTTGCTAAAGAACCATTCTTTTCAAGATATGATAAACGACCTTTTAATTTATCTAAAATTTTTTCTATCATTTCAGGATACATAATAGTTTTTTCAGCTCCCATTTCTATATAACCTTTATTGCTTATTCTTGCAGATTCTAAATATCTTTCCCACATAGATACTTCTCTTTTAATCCACCAAAGATTAATACCTGATTCATCAAATGCTTGTCCTGTTGGTCCGTATAATCTTTTTTGTGTTATATTTATTCCTTGTTGAACAAACTCATTATCAGATTTCATTCCATTCATTCTTCCACGAGTAATTGCTTGTCTAAATTGTCTAAAAGACATTACATCAGGTTTTCCTATAGAACCAAAATGTAATCTTATTCTTTTTGCTGGACCTTTCATTTTAACACCCATTGATTTTAAATAATCTAAATATGCCTTTTCTACTTCACGAATAATCATAGTTACATTAGCCATTTTTCTACCAACAACATTTTCTATGGGAATAGTAGTTGAAACAAATTCTTTATTTTTCATTTGATACAAAGGACTTTCTAATAATGACATAATCATTTCTCTTGCTTCTAAAACACCAGATTGTAATGTTCTAAAGATAGGAGTAAATGGACCTTGTTCTATTCCGTATTTACCTAACCAAGTTTTTAAAAATCCTTCATCTTCTAATAATTCATCATA